CCGATCGAGGACATGGAGTACGACGCCCGTGCCCAGGATGAGCGCATGAAGGAGGCGCAGGCCATCGTCACAAAGGACGGCCCCGAGAAGGCTGAAGCCGCGATTGAGAACCCCGACATCGCCCCCGACACGCGCGTGGCCATCGGTGGCACCCTCGTCCGCGACAAGATGCTCGACATCGCCAACGCGAAGCCGGAGGAGGTCGCTGCCCTGACACGCGACATGAACCGGATCGTGCGGAAGATGCGGCCAGAGCTGGCGACGAAAGCCGGTCAGACCGTCGCAATGTGGGGCGGCATTTACCGCGACATCAGCGTGGCCTCTGGCATTGAATATCTCCGCAACGCGCAGAAGAAAATGGACGATGCGCTTGGCGGCAAGGACGCCCAAGAAGCCATCGACGGCGCCACTGCGGCGCTGGACAAGGACATGACCGCGGCCGAGATCGAAGCCGAGATCGAGCGGCTGAAAAAGAAATATACCACGAAGCCCGCGCGCAAGGTACTTACGGCGCTCCAGAAGCAGGGCGAGCGGGTGCAGAAACTGCGCAAGCTGGGCGCCCTTCAGCGCGAGGACTTGGCCGACTTGGTGGGCAAGGAGTTGAAGATTCCGACGCCATCGCCGGAGCAAATGAAGCGCATCGGGGAGATCGCCGACCGGATCAAGAACGCGCCCACGCACGCCGAACGCTCCCGTGCTGAACTCGACTTGGCCGACCAACTCGCGGTCTACAAGGGCGTCGCGGCGATGGATGTTTTGAGCAGCATGCTGACGGCGGGAGTGCTGTCCGGTTACACGACCCAGCTCGCCAACCTTCAGGGCACGGCGCTGAATATGCTCTTCAACGTCGGCGCCGTGGCTGCCACCAACCCGTCGCGGCTGAAGCCGATCATTGAGGGGCTGGTCCGCGGTGTGCCGCTGGGCGTCGACCAGTTCAAGGCTATATGGAAGACCGGTGTGGGCACGCGCGATCTTCAGGACAAGACGGGCGGCGCCGGCTCCCCGCTGTCACGGGTGGATTTTGAGCGCGACTTCGGCATCCCGGGAGCGGCCGGCAAAGCGGCCACCGGGTCTGCCCGAATCAGCGAGCGCGTGTTCCGCTTCATGCGCGCGGTGGACGCCTCATTTTACTACCCAGCCCGCGAAGCCTACGCGACCCTCGCCGCGACGAAGCTGCTCGAAGGCGAGTACAAGGGCATTGAGTTGGCCGAGAAGGTCCGCGCCACGCTGCAAGTCACGCCCGAGGCATTCCTACGCGCCCGCCAGCAGGCCGCGAGCGAAGGCTACACGGGTGTCGACCTTGGCCGCCGGGTGGCTGACATCATCGAGGCGAAGCGGCAGGAGAGCCCCGCGGGCCTTCAGGCCGTGAAGGAGTCAGAGCAGTTCGCCGCCGAGTCCACGTTCACCAACGAGCCCGTCGGCTTAGCCGGCGTGGCGTACCGGGCGATGCGCAATCTGGTGGAGAACGCCAAGGTGGCAGGCGTCCCGATCCTCAAGCCGTGGCTCATGTTCCTGAAGACCCCCGCCAACGTCTTCAACGCGGTCACGAATTACACGCCCGCGGGCTTCGTGCGCAGCCAGTTCGGCATGATGGGCACGTCACCCGGCAAGGAGAACCGCCGCAACTTCACGGCCGACGAGCGCGCCCAACTCAACATCAAGGCCGCGATCGGCACGACGCTCATGTCCACGCTCCTCATCGGGCTCATGGACGACGAGGACATTGAGATCAGCGGCAAAGGGCCGCAGGACGCCGGCAAACGCCGCCAGATGCAGGACCGCGGCTGGATTCCGTACTCGGTGCGCATGGGAGACAAGTACGTGTCCTATAAGGATAGCCCCCTCCTCCTGCCACTCGCGATCGTCGGCAACGCCCGGGACTCGGTGAAGTACCAGAAGCCGAAGTCGGACTTGGTGCTCGGCAACCAATATGCCGACGCGATGCTGAAGTCCGGCACGACCATTTTCGACCTGTCCATGTTGACCGGCTTGGGCGACCTCCTGAGCGCCATGCGGAACAGCGACATGAAGGGCGTCAGCCGGACCTTGGCTAGCGTGCCGGCGAACACCGTCATCCCGCTGAACCGGCTGCTTCAGCAGATCGACCAGACGTTTGACGAGCAGAGCTACGAGGTGAACCCGCTGGTCGGCTCGCTCCCCTTTGCCCGCCGCACAGGCATCCCGCGGACGGACGTGCTCGGTCGGCCGACGACCTATGCCCCGACGAAGCGATTCGTTTCCAGCGAGCGCGAAGGTGCGCTAGACACGGTGCTGCGCGAGAAGGGTCTATTCGTCTCGGAGCCAAGTAAGGAAACGAAGGTCGGGAACCGGGTGATGACCGAGGACGAGTACCGCAAGTACCGCCAGATTTCCGGCCAGCGCATCCGGGTGCGACTGGAGTCCATCGTGCCGCGGCTGAAGGTCATGACCAAGGAGGCAGCTGACAAGGAGATCGACCGCATTGAGCGTGAGGAGCGGGAGCGGGCCAAGCGGGCGGTGGTGATTGGGACCGCTGCCCCAAAACGTTGACCCGAGCGCGAATCTCTGGTATGAGCGTCGGGCATGTCAGACCAAGTGCAGCAGTTCATCGCCCAGGCGCAGCCCCTGGTTGATTCCCCGGACGCGCCCCAGCCGACGGGGTTGGATGAACCGCGCGTGCCGTTCCAGACCGCGCTCAAACTGACGGGCGAGCAGGAGAAGCGCATGCTGGACCATGCGTTCAAGCGGCTGAACGACCTCAATTCCGACTTGGGCCGCGATCAGGCCAGTACCCCGACGTGGTGGCAGAATCAGACCGGCAACGCGAACACCTACCTTGCGTCGCAGGGCCTTCAGGCGAGCGACACGTTCATGACGAAGCGGTGCCGCTACGACGCGACGTTTCTGAACGACGTTTCGTGGCGCCCATATACGATGGGGCCGGACAACATTTTCATGTCGTCCAACTTCGCGGTCCCGCTGGTGCGCCGCATCTGCCGACAGATGATCGCGCGGGCCAAGAACAATTTCTTCGGGGCGTCGCCGTGGTTCAGCATCAGCCCGGCCCCGGTTCCGGAGTTCGACGCCGTGAACGACGCCGAGCGCGCGGAGCGGATCGAGCGATACCTGCGGTTCAAAATGGACGAGGCCAATTCGTCCGAGGACAAGGGCCGCGCCATTGAGCGGGCGCTGGTACTGGGCGAGTGCCCGGTCAAGACGACCTACGTGGTGCGGGATCAGATGTTCAATATCGAGGCCCGGGTCCTGACGAGTATCGAGGGCGAGCCGGTACGGTCGGCAGCGGACGGAAACTATATCACGGAGGAGGACCAGTTCGTCGACGCCGAGGACGGCACCGGCCGCATGGTGCTGGCGCGCGACCGTGGCCACCCCGAGGCCGTCGAGCAGCCGCTTGCCCCGCTCTGGGCGCAGATGCCACTTGATCGCCGGCAGGTGCTATTCGAGGGCGCCAAGTCGGAGCCGATTTACTACAAGGATTTCCTCTGCCCCCTGACGGCGAAGGACGTGCAGACCGCGGACACGATCGTCCACCTCTACGACAAGCCGGTGATGGAGTTCGTGGACTTGGTAGTGAAGCGCGGCATGGTGGGCGACGATGCGGGTGCTCGGATCGGTGCAGCGCAGAAGATGCTGAATCTCATCAAGGAGTTGTCACAGAACTCGCCTCAACCGAAGGCCCGGCAGCAGCAGGACCTCCGACCGAACGACCACTTCACGGCGCCGATCGCCATGGAGACCGGCGGCCCCGTGGCGGAGTTCGCGGAGTTCTACCTTTGGTTCGATGCCAATGGCGACGGCGTGGCGGAGAACATCATGCTGATTGCCGATCGCAACACGCAGGCGCCGATCTTCTACGACCACGTGGCCAACGTGACCACTGACGGGCTGCGGCCGATCGAGATCGTGCGCATCAACCCGGTCGAGGGGAAGTGGTACGGGCTCGGCATCATGGAGTTGTTCGATTCGTACCAGCAGATCGTGGATTTGCTGGTGAACCGCTGGAACTTCAGCCAGTCGCGCTCCGGCCGTGTGGACTTCTGGGACCCGACCGCGACGCAGGAGGGCGACCGCGACCCGAACCTCAAGATGAACTGGGGTGGCACGTACTCCAAGAAGCCCGGCAAGAAGGCCGAGGATGCGCTGGAGACGGTGTACCTGACGGACATCAAGTTCGAGCAGGTTCACATGATGATCCAGTATTTCATGCAGCTTTGCATGAACGAGAGCGGGGTTACGAATGCGAACGACGATCAGGCCGCCGGCATGCAGTCGGCCAAGCTGGCGACGGGCATCATCGAGGTAAGCCGCTCGGGCGACGAACTGTTCCAGCCGGTGATCGCCGACCTGCGCGGGCCACTGGAGCGTATCCTGAACCGCGAGGTGGATGTGACGCTCGCCAACATGAACCCGCAGGAGGTGTTCACGTACCTCGAAGGCGACACGATGGGCATTGACCGCATCACGCCGGACGAGGTGCGCGGACTTCGGTTCAAGACGAAGATCGAACTGACTTCGATGAAGAACAGTCAGCAGCTCCAGATGAGCGCGCAGGCCGCGGCACTGGTGGAGAAATTCTATATGCTGGACCCGCTGATCCAGCAGCGCGTGGTGTCATTCTATCGCCAGCAACTCCGTGTACTCGACCCGAAGGCCGATGCGGAACTAACGCTTCAGCCGCTCATGCCGATGCTGACCGGGATGCCCGGCGGGATGGCACCCGAAGGCGGCGGCGGGAGTGAAGGCATGGGCACGCCGTTCTCTGCGCAGCTCGGGCAAAAGAGCACGCAGATGAAGGGCGTCAGTGCGGCGGGCGGGACTCCGGCGGGAGCGTAGCAGATAATTCTATATTTCCCGCTTGACGGGAAATGACTCACTGCGCAACTTCAGCGCGCATGAGCCGAAACACTGACTTCGTTGGCTTCTATTGCCAACTCCCGAAAGCCACGCGGGCCAAGATCGTCCGCGAGGCCCGCAAGCATGAGGCCCCGCAGTGGGCCGTCATTGAAGCCCTGGTCAACAACAAGCCCATCACCTCCGTTCGGCGTCCGCGCGGCGGGGTGGTTAATGTGGAGCTGTGATGACTGTCGAACACAAAATATCCTACCCCGACGAAGCGGAGGTAAGGCTGACAATCGTATGCTCTGTCGCCGAGGCGAAAGCCCTGCGAGAAGTCCTCGCGAGAGACGCGCGCCCGGCTTCATGCGATGTCTACCACCTTCTCAGTGACGCCATCAAGCAAGCCTCAGCGACTATCTACGCCCGCCCCGAAGAGCCGAAATCGACAACCTAATTCTATATGTCCGACACCCAACTCGCCGAAAGGCCCCAGTCCGTCAAAGACTTCCTCGCTCTCCCCGCGTACAAATCGCGCTTCGGTGAGGTGCTTGGTCAGCGTGCGCCGCAGTTCATGGCGAGCCTGATCCAGCTCACCAACGATCCGTACCTCGGACGATGTGAGCCCAAGAGCGTCATCGCCTCGGCCATGATCGCCGCCGTGCTCGATTTCCCGATCGAGAAGTCGCTCGGGTTTGCGCACATCGTTCCCTACGGCGGTGTCGCCCAGTTCCAGATGGCCGCAAAGGGCTACGTCCAACTCGCTCTCCGCTCCGGCCAGTACCAGCGCCTCAACGCCAAGCCGGTCAACGCCGAGGCGTTTGAGGGTTACGATGAGGTCGGCGAGCCGCGCATCAACTGGGAGATGTTGGACGAGACGAAGCCCATCATCGGCTACGTCGTCGCGTGGCGCCTGACGAACGGCTTCACCAAGATCGCGTACTGGCCCAAGGCCAAGGTCGAGGCGCATGCAGCGCAGTTCTCGCAGGCGTACAAGAAGAAGAAAATGGACTCACCGTGGTTCACAAACTTCGACAAGATGGCCCTGAAGACGGTCGTGATGAACGAACTTCGCGCATGGGGCGTGCTGTCGGTGCAGATGCAGACCGCCATGAAGCACGACATGGGCGCGCAGAAAGACGTGGACGCCGAAGTGGAATATATCGACGCCGACGCGACAGTCGTGGCGGATTCAGCGCAGCAAGCTGAAGCCCCCGCCCGCCCCGCCCCCCCGAAGCGTTCACCCAAAGGCGCCGCCGCGGTGCAGGAAAACGCGAAGCCCACGGAGAAGCCCATTGAGGCTGAGATCGTGCCGGCGAAGGACGCTACATCTGATCCCGCTATCGCTTTGGCTGCGGCAGAGCGAATCGTCGCCAACGACCGCGCCAAGGAGGCCCAACGCAAGGCCCTTGAAACGAAGCTGGCGCAGGAGGCAAAGGCGAATATCGCTGCCGAAGACCCCGCCCCCAAGGCGCCCGAACCCCGCACGTCCCTGAGCGACGGCGAGGTGCTGGAGACCACGTGCAAGGTTGATTCCGTCCAGTCGCTCATGGTCAAATCCGGAGGCGAGTTGAAAGCTTCCGTCATGGCCGAAGTCAGCGGTGGCTTCACCGGCTCCGTCATGCACATCGGCGGTGGCGAGGTTCCCGGCGGCGAGAAGGACCCGGTTCCGCTGCCCGTGTGGCGCGGCAACGTCCACCTCACCCTGCGCGGCCGGCTCAACAAGGCCAGCGGGCGCATGCTCGTCATGGTCGACAAGATCGTGGAGGCACAGTCGGCGACCCCGACGGTGAGCGTGGAGTGAAGGTGACGATTGTTGAACCGAGCGGCCCGGCGCCAAAGCCCGGAGTTAAGTTTCCGTGTCTGATGAAGAACTTGGAGGGCTGTATCGCATACGCATCAGGGCCGACCGCTGGGACAATACTTGCGACGGGCGACAACCATGCCGGGCGCCGGTCTTATACGGAAAGGGACGGGACCCAGCCTTGGCTCCTATGCGGCTTCACCCCCATGCGCGGCAAAGTCACCATCGAGTTCGACATGGAGGACGGGCAATGAGCGCGGCACCGAATGGCGGTCCGGCGTTCCCCTACGCATTCCACCTGCCCGATGCGCCCGGCGAGCCGTCCGGGGTGAATCTCGGCATGTCCCTGCGCGACTGGTTTGCCGGGAAGGCGCTCCAAGGCTGGCTCGCGTCCTACGCCCCGGAGACTGCGCATCCCGTGAAGCGCGACACCGCTGATGACGTTGCTACCGAAGCCTACGCAATGGCCGACGCCATGCTGCGCGCGAGGGAGAAACCATGAGCGCCGTCGACCAAACCATCACCGTCGCCCCCGTGACGCCGGCCACGCCGATCGTGGTCTGCGACTCGAAGTTCCTGAGCACGCTCACGGCTGTCGAGTACGAGGTGGCGAGCCTGAAGATCGCCGATGCCCAAGCCGCGCAGGCGGCCTCTGGGCTGCTGGGTCGGCTTACGTCTGCGGGCACCGCGCTGGAAAAGGCGCGGGCCACGCTCAAGGCGCCGTTCATCGCCAAGGGCCGCGAGATCGACGAAGCCGCGAAGGCGCCGGCCAATCGGATCGAGGACGCCAAGACCCAGCTCAAGCGCAAAGTGGCCGACTACCACGAGGCGCAGCGCAAGGCCGCGGAAGAGGCCGAGAAAGCCCGTCTGGCCGAGATTAAGCGCCTCGAAGCGATTGCCGCGAAGGAAGAGGCCGACCGCCAGCGGAAGGCCGCAGAAATGGCCGCAAAGGCCGCTGCCAGCGCAGCGCCGATCGTTGACGTTGACTTCGACGACGAGGCCCCGGTGCCCGCGCAGAAGTCGGCGACCGAGATCGCCCTGGAGCACGCCAAGCATGCGCCGGCCGTCGTGGTCGAGAAACCCGTGGGCCTCGCCTTCAAAGCGCGGCTCATCATCGCCAGCGTGGACGTGGCCAAGTTGCCGGAACCGTTTATCGTGCGAACGCCAAACGAGCGGCTGCTGCGGGAGACCTTTTGCGTCGGGTGGAAGGACGGCGACCCGATTCCGGACGTGGCCGGCGTGACGTTCAAGGTGGATCGGCAGGTCGCTTCTACGGGGAGGAGTACGTTTTGAATACGAAGCGCCCAAAAGACATGACCCGCGACGAGCTTGAGGCGCTGCCCATTGGATACCCCGGAGGTAAGCAACCCCTCGGTTTTTGGGGACCAGGGAAGCGCGGCGATGATCTGCTGTGTTTTGAGTCCTCGGATGGCTACGTCTATCATCTGGAGCAAGCCGATGACGGAACATGGTTTCGGGAGCGTGGCATACTATGAACACCTTCCGCTGCTCATCCCTCGACCGCGCCCTAGCCTGTCCCGGCAGCACGGTCCTCTGCGGCATCGTTGACCCGCGTGACGGCACGGAGGGCGCCGAAGGGACGGAACTACACCGCCGCTCGGCCGTGCGCCTCGTGACCGAATACGGGGCCACGGCAGCGGAGGACGCCGACATCACGGGCGACAACGCGAAGCCGCTGTTCGGCGACTGGATCGTGAACTACTACGTGCGGCAGATTGCGGAGACCGTGCCGCAGGACTGGGCGATGGAGGTGGAGGCGGGGCTGGCGTATGAGTGGGGTGCGATCACCATCTCCGGCCACATCGACTGCTTCGCCATCAGCCCGGACGGCACCGAGGCCATCGGTTTCGACCTGAAGACCGGCTACGATCCGGTGGACGAGGCGGAGTCGAACTGGCAGATGCTGGGGTACATCATCCTCCTGTTCCGCGCGTACCCATCGCTGACCAAGGTCACATTCTATATCGTCCAACCGCGCAACGACGAGGACGAAGGTTTCCCGCGCGTGAGCCACGTCACCGTCACCAACCTCCAAGCGGCCACCGAACTGCTGGTGTCCAAGTGTCGCCATGCCGTCGCGAACGCCGACGAAATCGAAACCGGCCGCGTCCAGTGCAAGTGGTGCGCGGCTGCCAAACAATGCCCAGCAGCCAAAGCAGTCCGTGATCTTATGAAGATGAAACTCACCCCCGAGGCGGTTGCGCAAATCAAGCGCACGCCCGACGATGCCACGCTGGCCGATTGGGTCATCGCTGGCCGGATCATCAGCCGACCGCTGGACGATGCCGAGAAGCTGGCCAAGGAGCGGATCGAAAAGGAGGGCCAGATTGCGGCCACCGACGGCACTGTCATAACACAGAAGGAAGAGAATGGATCGTACAAGGTGCTCAACCCCTACGGCCTCTGGGGCACTGTCGCCGAGCTGCTTCCCGAGAAGCGCCGCGCCCTGTGCGCCAAGTGGTCCATGACCGCCATTAAGGACCAGATTGCCGAGGAGCTGAACGTGCCGAAGTCGGGCAAAGCTGCCGTCACGGCGGAGTCGGTGTTCGACGCCAAGGTCCGCGTTCACGTCGAGCAGGGGAAGCGGCGGAAGTTTGTATTTTCACAATGAAGCCCACCGTTCATATACTCCACAAGGCCGCGTTCTCGCAGAGGCCATCGGGCACATGGTTCAAGGTGTGTGCCCAGTTCACCGTCAACGGCAACGTATTCACCAGCGAAGCGCCAGCCTCGGTGGCCGAAGCCATCGAAATCAACACCGCCATCGAGCGGCTGGTGGAGGCGGTGAAGCCATGATTATACTTCTGATTCTTTTGTGGTGGGCCGTTGGGGTCTCATCTGCCGTATGGGACTGGACCAGCGACAGCGATGTTACACTGGAATATGTACTTCCAATCCTTGTGATTGGTTTTTTTGGACCGATCCTGCTGATAGCCATTGTGTATGACCGGAGCCGCAAGGGGAAGGGATCGCTAGTTGTAATCAGGAAACGTAACCGCAAATGACCCACCGCACCGACAGCGAACTCCACCGCCTGCTCGTGAACCAGGGCCATGTCCCGGGCTTCACGCCGGCCAAGCCGCGCAAGAAGCGGGACAACGCCGAGAGCCGGATGCAGCAGGCGGTCATCAAGTGGTGGGCGCTCAAGCACAAGGAACTTGGCGTGCCCGAGTGCCTGCTGTTCGCGATTCCGAACGGGGCGCTTCGAGATAAAGCGGTTGCGGCTACACTGAAGCGAGAGGGAGTCCGCTCGGGTGTGCCCGATTTGTTTCTAGCGGTGCCCCGCAGGCATTTCTGCGGACACTTCATTGAAATGAAGACTGATAACGGCGTCGTGTCGGACGCCCAAGAGGAGTTTATCAAGGAGGCAGACGAGCAGCGGTATTGGGTGACAGTGTGCCGCAGCTTCAACGAGGCCGTCCGCGAAATCGAAGCCTACCTTACGCCATGATGTTCCAAATTGCAGTCATGTTTCAAACGCGAGACGGCCTCAGTTCGATTGGCAGCGTCTCAAACGATCGCCTGTATATACTTCCTCCGGTGTGGAGTCGTCCCTGCCGGCCAAAGATAAATTCGACGCTCCGTGAAACGCCAATCGCCGATCCGGGCGACATTGGTTATGAGAAAAGGACATATACGTTTCTCGGCAAGTACACTGAGCACGGCCTTGCAATCTTCGAAGAACAATGACCCCCAAGCCCCCCATCACCGCCGCCGAGCTGGACGAAACATGGGCCCCCGCGACCCGCGAAGCCATGCGTGTCCGCGAGGGCGTTCCGATCCGTGCCGGCGACAGCAACACGATCGAAGCCTACTCTATCAATCTCGACCGCTGGCTGCCGATCATGCTGACCGGGGGCGGGACGACGTTCGCTACTGCGGAGGATCGGGATGCGGTGCTGGGGATGCTGAAGTTGTGATCGAAACCATCACAGTAGAGTTCGACGAGGATCGCCCAAGGGCACCGGGTCGTCCGCTCAGGTACTATCAGGAGCGGTGGACCGTGAACTATCTCAAGTGCCGCGAGACGCTGAATAGGCTCCTTTTGGATGCAGCTACGGGCACGGGCAAGTCGAGGTGGATGGCCGAGTGCGCATACTACGAATGGAAGGCGCTTAACGGCCGGACGCTCATAATAGAGAATCGCGACAAGCTCGTGAACCAAACGGCACAAGGCGTTGCGAAGGACACCGGCCTCACGGTCGATATTGAAATGGCCGACCAGCACGCCAGCCCCTTCGCGCCCATAGTGGTCGCATCGGTGCAGACCCTGTGCCGCGACGCTCGCCTTACGAGCTTTGCCGATAACCACTTCTCGCTGGTGATCGTAGACGAAAGCCATCACAGCCTCGCCCGCTCGTTTCTAAAGGTCCTCAACTATTTCCACTTCGGCGCCGACTCCCTCCAGCCTGAGTGGGTGATGCCGGAGCCGGGCGTACCGTACACGCCCAAGAGCACCGTGTTGGGCGTCACGGCCACGCCCGACATCACCGGCAAGCGCAACCTGGGCGAGTTCTACCAGCACGTTTGCGACCGCTACCAACTGCTCGAAGCGGTGAACGACGGCTACCTCGTGCGGCCGATCACGAAAAACATCCCGCTCAAAATCGACATCCGCGGCCTGCGCCCGGGCCGGACGCCCAACGGTTCCGACTTCAAGCCGGGTGAGTTGAGCGAACGGCTGGTCCCCGTACTGGAGGCGCTGGCCGAGCAAGTCGCGCTTCTGGCCGGCGACCGGAAGAGCATCGCCTTCGT